GCACCATTTGTTGCATTACCCGTATAAGTCACCACGCTAAAGCCTTGCGTAGCACCCACACTTACAGTTGATGTGATAGAGCCATTAGTGTTGGATGAGGATGTGCCACCTGCTTTCCATTGCCAGCCAACGTAAGTTGTGCCATTTGCATTTACGTTTCCAAAAGACCCAGCAAGAGAAAATCCATTTGAATTAAATGATGATAAAGCGATTGTTTGTGTTTCTTCTGCAATTGTTAAAGAACTATACAAATACTTGTCAACACCTCTAACTGAATCAACAAGAGCATGAGCAGTTGCCGTGCTTCTTGTTTTTGCCCAAACAAAATCAGGTTGAAAAGAAACGCCGTTGACAGAATTGTTGATTGTTTGTGTTGAGCCATTACCCGTGTATAGCGTAGCCGCCATGTACTGAGCACCATTAGTGATGGTTGATGCGGGTAGGTTATAGGTGTTTAGAGCAACAAAGCCAGTTGGGGGTGTGTAGGTGAAACCTTGTTGTCCAAAATTAACAGAACATGAAGATGTGTCAGAACTAGTTCCGTTTTGGTAAAAACATGGGTATATCGCACCAGAAGGAACAGTTAAAGTTGAGCCAATTTTTGTGTTATTTCGATAAACATCTAAAGTTAAATTTGTTGCGTCAAACGCAAAACTAATCACATCTCCATTAGCCCAAGTGGTTTGTGTTGTTACTCTTGAACCATTAGCCCAAGTTCCACCCTCTGACGAATTTTGTGATGCGTATGCACCTGCGCCTGTTGGATATGAACTTAATCCCGAAACATAAAGGCTCGGTTTTCCATTTGAAACGCCAAAATCTCCCCAATAGAAGTTTCCAACACCGCCATTGTAGTAATCTACTAAAGTAACTTCCCAATACCATTTTCCTGATGTCAAACCAAAAGATGCCGCACAACCTCCGTTATATCCTGTCGACAATAAGTTCCCATTAGAAATAGTAATAGTTGAATCTTTATCTAACGGATTCAACACAGCATAATTACTACTCACCGCACTCACAGTAGGCGAGTCCACCATGCTGTCGTATGTAGCACCGCTAGTCACGCTGATATTGTTCGGTGTCCAGTTGTTGCCGTTGCCAGAATAGTCCTTGCCGATAGTCGTAGCCGTGTTGCTAGAGTTATCGCTAAAGTTAAGATAAAAGCCGTTAGTGCCATAAGTACCCGTGTACTTCTTGGCTTTCCATACGCCTGTGATGGAGTCTGTTTCACCAAATGAAGATGGTGTTAGGGCTTGACCATCAATGAAGTTGGTTTCGGTGAGGTAGCCGTCAAAAAAAGATGATGTGTTCCAAGCACCAAGTTGGTTTGTATAAGAAACAAGATTAAAGTTTGTGTCGTAATTCAGAGACGGGTATGACGCTGTAGAAAATGCTGTTACTTGAACCCCATTTACATAGAATTTTATACGGTCTGATGAGGTTGCTTGCGTGGTGTCCACAGCAACAACAATGTGATACCAAGCAGACGGGTCACGATAAACGGCTGTTGTGACAAGCTGATAGTTGTACGATGGCGAGGTGTACTGCTCAATTTCAATCGTATCGGTTGAGTTAAAACGAATTGCACACTCATTAGTGCCTGCGTTAAATGCAGAAATGATATATCTGGAAACTCCCAAAGTGCCACGCTTTACCCACGCAGAGAACGTATAAGTCCGTCTGTTAGTCGTGCTTGCTGGAGTTCTGTTGAAATAAGCCCCAGCACTGTTACGCAGACGCACACTCTTACCGATGGTGTAGCCACCAGTATCTGAAGCTAATAATAAATTGTTCTGTACAATACTCATTTGACGTCCGTTATTAGTTTGGCTGTGATGCGAGTAGAACTCTCGACATAATAGGCCAAGACGTCTACTGCACTAGCTGTTGTTGTAAGGGTTGGAGCTGTACCAGAAGAAAATTTCCAATAACTACCATAAGCAAGAGTACGACTACCTGTACCGTCTTGTGTAATGGTAATAATACCACTTTGACCTGCTGTTATGTTTGTTGGATTTGCCAAGGTTCTGTTACCACCAAGGGTAACACTAAAATTATTAGCTGCAGCAAAATCAGGTGTAATTGTAGCACCATCTGTAAGAGCAGACACTGTTCCACGTTGAGCCACTGAGAAACTTTGTACTGCATTAGTTTTAGCTGTTGCAGCATCGTATGCTTGTACATTTGTACCAATAACTAAACCCAAACTGGTACGAGCACCTGAAGCTGATGTGGCAGCTGTTCCGCCTTGAGAAAGACTTAATGGAGTAGTAAGACCACTCAATGATGTAATATCTGAGTTAGCACCAGAAGCAGCAAAACCAGTAATTGTGCTGGCAACCCACGTTCTAAGAGTACTAAGAAGAATTTTAACAGTTGTTCCAGATTGGTTTGCTGGAAACTGTTCTGTGCCTGTTAAAGCACCTGCTGATGGAAGTTCGGAGATTTTAGCCATTTATGATTCCAAATTAATAGGTTGTCCTAATTCTGAAGCAATAAAATCTTCATTATATGGATTTGTATATTCTATTTCAAGAACATCCGTAGTAACAAAAGTGTCTGTTGCTGGATAAGGACGTGCCCAAGGCACTGAAATTTGTTCACGTTGCACACGCAACAAGTCTTGTGGATGGCGTTGTTCCCAGTCTTCTCTACAAACAAATAAACCATCCCACCGTTTTTGGAGGTCCGTGGCTTTAAATTTACGACCACAACTGTCGCAAAGCGCGTTCCAATTCCCTAAAATAAGATGGTTTTTCATATGTTATTTTAAAAAACGTAGTTTATAAATGGTAGACCTAAACAACTTGACAACATTATCTATGTCATTTTGAATGGATGTGTCTGTCTTTTCAAAAGCTTCATACCTATTGTTCTCAATCCATTTTAAAGTTTCTTTCATATACTTTAAAGGATCGGTGGCATCTTTAGCAGCTAAGGTAGGGATGTCTAGGAGTTCTTCTTGTTCACCTTGCCATTGTTCTGCTATACCATCAGCATGATCGACAATTTCATCATAGAATGTATTTAAAGCCATGTGCTCAGAAAAGCTGTTAGTCTTTAAATGTAGTTGATGAGCAACTGTCCTACTTAAAAACAGCACACCAATAAATTTACCAGCTAGGGCTTTCATGCGTCTGTTGCCCCTTCAAACTCAGGTTTTTGCTTAATGATGGCATATAACTGCGCTCTATCAGCCCCCGCCACATATTCGCTACCGCTAATTTGTACCTTACCAGCACTCAAAGGCTGTTTACCTTGCTCTCTAGCCTGTTGTGAGGCATAGCCATAAAAAGTGACCTCAGTTCCTTGACCCTTAAAGTCTTCTTGAACTGCCCCTATGTTCCAGTAAGTCGCTGGTATGCCGTAGTCTGTGTCGATTGATTTGAGTAATGCCATGTTTTATCCTACTAAAAGTCTGCGAGTTGTACCACCACTATCTTTGATTGTGATGTATCCAGCAACGGCTAATAATGCACTTGCTGTATATGTTCCAAACGAAAGAACACCCGTTCCTTTAGGTGTTAGGTTTATGTCTATGTTTGCATCAGTTCCGCTTACATTTGATACTGCACTAATGGTTGGACCAGCACCAGCCACAGAACCAGTTACTTGAATTGCGTTACCAGTATTAACCGCAGTTCCTGTGCTTATTTTAAATGCGTGATTGTTTCCACCACCAATGTTGCCAAAAGCAAGAATTCCAGAAACTCCTTTTGCTTGGAATGTCATGCTGATAGAAGAATCAGAGCCTTGAGCAGAAATTGCTGGCGCACCACCAGTAGCCGCACCCGTCACCTGTACATAGTTAACAGCAGAGGCTGTGTGGGCTACACGGAGTTGCTCAACAGTAGATGCCCCGTTTGTTCCAATTCTTACGCTTTGTGTTCCGTTTGCCGCTAAAGTTAAAACAGCATTTGCTGAGCCTTGAGCAACAAGAACAGCAGTATCTGTTGCACCATAAGTCATTGCATATGAGTTGGCTATCGTGTCACGAATACGAAATGCAGGAACTCCATTAGATATGCTTGCTGGTGTTTGAAAGTCTAACGAAGCAGTACCAGTAGTACCCAAAGAACGAATAATTGAACCACTACCCACAGTAGCATAAGCAGTAGCACTACCACTTGAGAATGTTACTGTTGGTTGTTCTACATAACCAGAGCCAGCGTTGGTGATGGTGTATGCAGTTGTTCTAACACCCCAAGATGTTGTGTTAAAAGTTGCACCAGTACCAGCACCAGATGATGTTGTAGAAATTGGATTGCTTGGTAAAACTGTATATGTTCCACCATTAGTTACTGAAACTGTTGCTACAGCAGAGCCAGAAACAGTTAAAACAGTTAATGTTACGGCAGTTGTAAAAGTTCCACCAACAAATGTTATTGTGTCATTTACTGCATATCCACTACCACCAGAAACAATAATTGCATTTAAGGCTTGCATAGCCACAGTACCAGTAGCCTGAGTACCTCCAGCCGTTGTAGGAGGAGAAATAGTTATGGTTGGAACAGTTGTATATGAGCCGTTTGCAGTTCCAGTAATAGCAGTAACAGTACCACCATTACTAATGTTCACACCGCTAGAACCAGTCGCTAGGTCAATAGCACCAGTTCCTTGTGAACGTATTGCTAAACCTACATTCGTATCGCTTCCAAGTGACTTAAATTCAACTGCCTTGGTTGTAGCACCGCCTGTTAACTGTCCGTAATTAGCAGAACCACCACCACCAATTAGGGTTGTGAATGTTCCAGCCGCAGGGGTTGTGCCTCCTACAGGTGCTCCGTCAATTGTGCCACCCGTAATTGCCACAGAAGCAGGATTATATGCACTACCGCCAGCGCTAACGGCTGCAAAAGTATTAGGTGCAGCAGTACATTGTCTTAATGTTGGAGGATTTGTAGAAGTATCTTCCCACAAATCTCCTACATCAGCTGACGTTGGTGTTACTGCACCACGGTATATAGCTGGTTGTACCAGTTTAGATGATACACCATCGGCAGTAGTAGTCATATTATCCCATCACAGATTTAAGTTTTTCCAAACGCTCATCCACTTCTTTTTGTAGTTGAGCCACTTGTTGACGTTCAGCTTGAAGTTGAGCACGCAAATCTGCAAGGTCGCTCTGATCTTTAGCTAACGCATCCGCTTGTTGTTTCATAACAAGCTCTTGTTGTTTTTGTTTAGCAATGGCGTTTTCAGCTTCACGTCGTGTAGCATCAAGTTCTTGAAACTTTTTGTCATACACAGCACGAGCACCGTCCATAATTTTTGCAGCTTCTTTATTAGCCTCTGCAAGAATTGCATTGTTCTTATTTAATGCTTCAACAGCCAATTTTTTAGCTGTTTCAATATCATTAACGTCATCAGACAAAGCTATGTTTGCCTTTATAGAAGCATCATAAGCTTTCATTTCAGCAAGCTTAGCTTCATATTTTTTAGGATCTTTGACCAATTGAATAAAGTCAAAAATATCATCGAAATTCATTATCGAACTCCTTGTAGAATAGTCATCGTAACATTAGGGCTAGAGCCTGCAGTGATGTTTAAACGAATGGCTCTTACGGGAGCAATATAGTTACCATCTTTATTGGTTGTTGCAGCAGATATGCCAGAATTAACAAAGGCAACAGGGGTAACTGTAGGATCAAACACATCATCAAAAGTGTGTTCAACGTTGTATGTAGCCGTACCTGAATTGATTTTAACGCCCACGGAGACGTTAAAAGGGGCTTGACGGGTGTCCATTGGAAACCAGTTGGACGTTCCTGTAGCAGTTTGAGTATATATTTGTGGACGCATGAAATCTCCAGAAAGAAAAGGGGCACAATGCCCCTTCCCATTAACGAATGTACGTTACCAAAACGTTCCAAGGACCACCTGTAGTAGAAGCAGTACCAGTTTCTGCATACACAGCAGTAATGGTAATGTCTCCTGTCAAGGGGACTGGTTGAATGTTTGGCAAACCACTCATAGTCACTTCACCAGTAACAGCACCATTGGTCTTGACGTTGTACGTACCAGACGAAATGGTTCCGCTATTATTAGCAGCAGTGAAAGTTAGTGTTGCTGTAGTGCCAGCATCAGAGGCTGTACCACCAAAAACACGGAGGCCGATGATTGAAGCATCACCAGGCAAAACAACTTTTAATACAGCAGCAGTCTCTGTACGAGCAACAGTAAACGCCTTAACGTTTACGTCTTTACTTACTGGAATGTTGGTTGTTGGACCTGTTGAGCTAATTACAGCCAAATCAGTTGCGAGAAAACCCATAATTTATCCTTTATAGTTAATAGGGGAGACTAGCTCCCCCAGATAAATTAAGCGCCAGGCGAACCGTAGATACCACGAACGTCGGTTGCACCGAAGCTGAAGCGAGCGGTAGCCTTGAACTTAGCGTTCTCAGTGTCCCAGTCGTTGTCCATGTCGAACTGGTCAGCGCGACGCTCAAAATACTTCATGCCGTGTGGCACGTCAGTACGAATGAACCAAGCATCTGGGTCAGTCAAGAAGTGGCTAGTCACGATTTCTGGGATCATGCCCATAGTCTTGATAGCATTCAAATCGTTGTTGTCAGTGCCGACGCGACCGTCAGTACCCAAAATACGCTTTGCTTCGAACATCAATTGACGTGGGATGATGAGCGATTCTGGACGAACAGCGATCAACAAACCAGCATCGTTAGTGAAACCAGCGATGTCGATACATGCTTGCTCTAAAGAAGCCTCAGACAAGTCAGCAGCAGTAGTCAGGGTATTAGACCATGTACCGCCTTTGAGGTTGACGTGAGAAGAGCTAATCAGTTGTTGACCGTCACCAAAGGTGTATGCGCTGTTGAAAGCACGGTTGTAAACGTTAGCACCGATAACTTCTTTAGTTTGGCGCATAGAGAAGGCCAAACCTTGAGCTTTACGTTGACCGACGACATCATATTGGTCATCTTCCATCATTTCACGAGTGATGATGAAACCCAACGCAAACACGACGTGTTGATAACGTGTGATGAAAGCTTGACGCTCGCTATCATAAGAGATAGGTGCGCCTTCAGCCTTTTGAACGCCTAGACCAAAAGAAGAGATACCGACGTCTTCTTCGAAAGCTTTCTGTGAAGTAAACTTGTCGAACAGTTTGTCATATTCTGTTCCATATTCATTGTACGCTTTGCCATACCAAGCATTGACGCCAGGCCATAGCGCTTTGGCAAACGAGCCGCTATTAATAATAGACATATTCTACCTTTCCTTTAATTAATAACCTGTAGCGCCAGTACCAGTACCGTTAGCTGTGTTATTGAGCTTAACATAGTAACTGAAATAGGTGTCGCCAGGGATGTTATCGGGACGATTGGGGAAACCCACAACCTTCAAAGGTAGAGTGGCTGTTGTTGCCAATCCAGAGCTATCAAGCTGCATGCCAGATGAACCCGAAGTTGTACTGCCTGCAGTAGTTGTGAACTGACCGTTCAAACCAACGTTAGCAGTAATAGTAGCAGCTGAAACAGAAGTACCAGCGTACTGAACTTCATAAACAACGCTAGGATCATCACATACCAACAAATAGCGGTCTGTAGAAGCGCGACGATATACAGGAGTATTCAAGTCGTTCACTGGAGGCATGTTGGTCAGATCACCAACGCCTGTGAACAAGATGCCTACAACGATACCGACAGCAGCGTCAGTAGCACCAGCACGGGTAACTGTGGGAGCACCAGTAGCAGCGCGAGCGTCGCCAGCTAGTTTCACAGCATCGCCAACCATAATGACTGTTGAGTCAGAGGAAGGCACAAAATACAAATTGGCTTGACCATTATATGGTCCGCCATTAATTGTTTTAACAGGACGGAACCCGTTAATACGAGATACACTTGCCATTAGCAATTCTCCATTAATAAAATAGACATTTCCTAACGGCACTTAGATTTAGTTAGCCTCGACTGATGTCAAGCTTACCATAAGTACCATCAAGAGCTTTTGCTTTGGTGGCGTTTTCCAATTCATTGACATGGGCTTGTTTTTTCATTTGGTCTTCTTCGTACCATTCTTTTTTGATACGTACGACGAATGCCTTTTGCCCTTGACCGACGGAAAGCTGAGCTTTAGAGCCTTCTGCCGAAGCAGAGTTAACTCGTTTGTCTCCCACCCTCACAGAGTCGTTATCAACTAGCTCATAACCAGCTTCTAAAAACTCTTGCACTCGATCTCCCGAGTCGTTAATAATTCTATATTCGTAACTGGGGTCTTTTCCAGCTACAGTTAAAACCTTACGTGAACCTACGGGTACACGCTGCGTACGACCTCTCGGTGCTTTCGCAATTGCTTCTTTAATGTCACTCATAATTAAGCTCCTTTAATACGTTTAAGTTCAGCCATGTATTCCTTTTCAGTCATAACACCAGTCCGAACAAAACGCTGCATCACTCGACGCTCATCATCGCTAAGTGCAACATCGTTGCCGCCCTTAGCTCCTTTATTTGTACTACCTTCTACCGCACCAGGTTTATCCCTGTTGGCATTGCGGAATTTTTGAGGGAATTCGTCGCGAACTTGTCGCTCCACCTCTTTAAGAACCTCGCTTGGGGACAACCCCTTATAAGCTAGGTCTCGGCCTAAAGCATCAGCATAAGCTCGCATTGGTTGACTGGTTTCATACCATTTATTTTTGTCAACCCAATTGGTAAACTCAGGATTTAACTGTTCCTGTGGTTGTTCAATTGCGGCTTGTTTAAGTTTACTCTGTTCATCTTTGACAAGATCAATCTGGTCGTCTAGTTTGACGACAGCGGCTGCGTCACCTTCTTCAAGTGCAGCAATCTTTTGTGCTTTCAATGCCTGTATTGCACGCGCATACTCCGTTTCACGGGTTTTGGCGTGGTGGCCTTTTAGATCATCAAGGGCACGTTTAAATTCTTTAATTGTGCGGTTCTGATCTTCAATTTTCTTAAAGAGTTCTCCTCTATCCAAGAATTCTTTGGCTGGACGCCATTGTTCTGGATCACCTTCCCACTCATCTTGTGGAACCCACCCTTGTTCCATCGCTTGCTGCTCTGCAGCGGTTAGCTTTGGTGTTGTATCTTCGGGTGCGGGGGCGTTACCTTCTGGGGTAACAATGTTTTCTTCAGCCATCTAGGCTCCTTATTCGGGTCTAAAAATAGAAATGACGTCCTCATCATTAAGGGCGACAAATTCTTCGTTGGTGTAGGGATCCTCTATGTGTTTACCAGCAAATCGTGCATAAGCTATGTAGTCTCCCACATTAATAGGGCATTCAGCTCCAAAATCACGAAAGGCTGTTGGTCCAATGGACACTACAACACCTTTATCCACACCTGCTTGGGCGCGTTTACGATCGTCATTGTCTGGAATGATGATACCAGCTGCGCTGGCACGTTTAAACGTCTTATCAGTCTCTTCCAACTTGTCTGGTTTAATGACAATGCGATGTATCACTGGAATAATCATTGAGTCTCCTCTTCACCTTCATACTCGATGTTTACCATATCTTTGTAGGCTTTAATTGCACCCACAAATTGGCTATCTTGGACTGGGTTAACACCCGCACTGTCTCCAAGCATGGCTTGTAAATCATCTATACGTTGGTTTAATTGGCTGAAAATTACCTGAGTGACAGGATGTCGTTTCCAGTCAATAAAATCTGCTTTATTCACTACTTTTTAGCTCCTTTAGATGGCTCTTTTGCCTTTTGTTTCGCTGCAGCTTCCGCGTGAGACATCTTCTGTTGATGCTCATTGTCAGCATGCATCAGTTTCTGTATAAATGCTGCCTGTTCGGTAGCAGAAAAGATGCGTTGCTTGTGTACGGCCTCTGCAGCCTGAATATTAGCCATGTCCTGCCTGTGCTGCATTTCTTGTGCATGCTCCTGCTGGGCCATAGCCAACTGAACTTGTTTGCTACGCTCTTCCAACTGCATTTTATGCTGCTGGGCTTGCGACTGTAGCTGTATTTTTTGACCTTCCATCTGACCTTTCATCTGCATTTCTAGCATTTTGGGGTCAGGAGGTGGTTGGAGTTGACCAGTTTGAGCCACTTGTGGGTTCAAAAGGTCTTGCCAGTTGGGTTGTTCTTGTGCATCTAAGATTCTCTGTACTACTTTGACAGGATCAAGCACTCCAGTTGGCAACAATTCCATCAATCCTTGAGCTTTGAGCAGTTTTTCTGTCTGCGACACAGCTGTAGGATCAGCACCTGGGTAGATTTTGTGGGCTTCTGGATCGAAGTTCTTTGGATCAATCATGATTCCAAGGTCTTGTACTTCCGTATTAGGATTTAAGTACAGATAATTGAGCCTTGCAATCTTTAAAAACTCTTCTGTCAAGCTGCGATACAAGCGTTTGTACACAGCTGTAAACACTTTCATGCCTTGCTCAATGGTAGCCATTGTAGTTGTGGCAGGAGTGTTCTGTCCTGGCATCTTACCAACAAAGATTTCAGCAACTGAGGCCAGTTCTTTACCAGAGGTAATCAAACTACCCATCAACTGGAACAGCACATTGCTAGGTTCTTTTGTTGGAAGAGGAACGATTTGTTGTTTGAGGTCCGTGCCCGTAGAGTTGACTGCTTTCCACTCACCAGGAGTGAAGCGATTGTCGCCCATACGAATACGTAAGCCTTTACCAATGAAGCCAGACTGTAGTGTGGACAAGTGTCCAGAGTCAAGCAATTGGTTGATAAGTGTGTTTACTGATTCATTGATCGGACCAAGGAGGACACCAAAGCCAATATCATAGAATCCACCATCAGGATTAGGAATGAAACCAAACTTAGTGTAATACTGAATTGGATCAATCTTGTGAATCTTTCCATCAGGTCCCTGTTTGATCGTCGTTTCATCAAACCTAGCCACAATACGTACCACCTTCTTGCTTTCCTTGTGGAAGGTGACAATGTATGGTTCTTTGTAGCCGTCGTCATCTAAATCTAAGAAGGTGTGTTGTTCAATAAATGTGTAAGGAGTTGTATCATCTACAACCGATGGTCCAACAGTATCAAGCAGAGGCTGTGGAGCACGTCCAAGATCAAGGTCCAACCACAAACCAGATTGCTGGCGCTCTTTGAGCTTACGTGGGGACATCTCAATAATCTCAGAGATGCGTTCTGCATCACATAGGTTACGTGCCCAATGGTTTACAACCAAGTTCTTAGGCATCACCAGATGTGAGCAGTTCTCTTCGTTTAAGCTATCCCAATAGGTCTTCTTAAACATTGTACCTAGGATTGGAAGCATGATAAGCATCTTATCCATGTCTTCTTCCCAGCCATACATGTCTTGCAAAAGCTGCACAGACATGAAGGTAGATACTGCTTCTGCAATCTCTGTCTTGCTACCATCTGGGTCTTTGCCCAAAGGCTTAGCATGTACAATCTTGCCATTAGAAGGAACTAAGGAAGGATAGGCACGTGCTGCAAACTGCATAGCTGCTGTGGACAGCAAAGGATATTTAACGTTTGCTGCTCCTACCCATGGATAGGTTTTAGGCTCAACCGTTTGCTTTGCTAGCTTTGTCCATTCGTCTACATGCTTTACCCAATCCATCCTGGACTGTTCATCCAGGTCATATCCAGCAAAAGCGTCGCGTCCAATTTTTAGAAGCTGTGCTTCATCCAGGGACTCAGCAATGTTAATGCTTTCTAGCATTGCAGCTAACGGTTTTTGATTTTCATCCATGTGTTAGTACCCAGTGTATGCGTTACGCCCTTGGTCAGCATGCCCTGAGTTTTCGTACTCATCGGCATAAAGTTCATCTTCCATTTCCTGTTTAGTGGGAGCTTCAATAAGCTGATCCAGCATCAGTCCCAAGTACGCAAAGGCGTCAACCTGGTCATCATGCTTACCACGAGGGAAGGCTAGACATTCATTCTCAAAGATGGGATACCAATCACCTTCTTTGTCAAACTTTAGGCCATGTGCTCTGAGACGGGCTTGAATGCTCCGAGCACGACTTGGCTTGTCTTTACCTCCGTGCTTTAGGGGCAACAGAGAAATGTATGTATTGTTTTTAATCATCTCTTCACGCAAGAACGGGCCAATGGCTTTTGAGATTTGCATATCCTCAACACCCATGGCTATAGGATCGTAAAGCTTCTGAAGGGTTAGGAATGTATCAACAATCTCCTTACCGTCCATACGCTCACGAATGATGTTCTTTAAGTGAATTCGTTTGTCTTCATCAACGCCAGCTATCACAAAGACAGAGAAGTCAGCCTTCTCACTTTCTGAAATAGCCAAGTCGGCAGTGATGTAGTAGTTGAGCTTTGTTTGACGATCATCTTGCGTTATAGGCAGAAAGTCGCTCTTCTTGAAAAAGCTGACACTTTCGTCAATTGGCTCGTTTAAATATTCTTGGCTGTAGATGTCTGTGGTTCCGTCCTTGACGGCTTCCTCATACAACATCTTAAAGTCCGCTGCACTCTTCTTTGAGGGCCATAACAGCTTAGTAAAGTCACTGTTGTGGGCACGGTATTTAACCGCTTTCCACATACCAGGGCGACGTGAGTATTGCTTAAGCTCCTCAATGACAGTCATCTTGTCTGATGGATTGGGCATGTTGCGTTCTAGAAGGCTGTCAGCGTGCAAGATTGTTCCAACCATACGCACTATACCTGAGTCACTTCTACAGGGCAGCAAGGCCCCTTTAAACCACTTACGCATCTTCTCACGACGATCCTTGTTCATGACAAGCTCATCGTTTTCCATATCATCACACATGATGATGTCAGGACGAGACCCATTCCAAATCAATCCACGCAGCTTCTGTTCCGCTCCCTTGGCAATGATGCGGAACTTATGTCCGTCCTCACACTCAACAATGATGTCCGCTTCCGTGTCTTTGGTAAACTGGACAAGTCCTTTTTCGTTCCTTTTAATTCCAAACAGTTCGATGAGTTCGGTGTTATCCTGAAGCTCCTGCTTGAACGTTCCTAAGAACAAAGATGCTTGTGCTTCCGTGTCGGAGACAAGCAACATAAATTTTCTTTCTCGAAACAGGAGCGTAGCTAAGCCATAGCCTAGCGTTACCCCTGTACTTTTGGCATGCCCTCGTGGGGCAGCAATGGCTACAAACTTTTCGTTGGAGCAGCAAAGCTCCCAACATTCTTTGTGGAAATCTGGAGAACTAGCCTGACCGTCAAAGCGACTGGACAGGACACTTCCTACAAATCCAGCAACAACCTCAGCAGTTAGCTTAACTTTCATTACCGTTCCCGTCTACTGGTTTGGCTTTTGAGACTACCATCTGCGTTTCTAGAAAAGCTTCTATTTCGGCCTTCAGAGACAACCCTTGCATTAGAAAGGGCGTTTGCACCACCTTTGGAGAGGGGGTGGATGTGATCGAGATCTTTACCGTCTCCCCTATGGGTAAGTCCTCTTTCATTGGCTTGCCTCCGTAGGGTGGTTCTCTCCGACCGATTGTGTATCTGCTCTGGACGGCTGTGGTACAGACGATATTCCTTCGCGTAGTCCCTCTTCCCGTTTGTCATGTAAGGCATGCGGTTCCTTTACAGTAATGTCCTCAGCATCGATGATGAGAGGGTCTTTTTTCTTTGTTACAAATTCTGCAAACTTCTCAGCCAGCTTAAACAGACGATCCTCGTCTTGCTTCTCTTCCTGCTGGGGAGCAGCTGCTTTGTCGAGCATGGCTCGTTTATCCAAAAGGTCAACAGCAACTTTATGGGCATCCCGTAGATTGACCTGCTTGCGAACCATCTCGCCAGATTTCTGGTCAAACATGAAATCCCCGTTAACAATCCTATCCTCGACAGCCCCCAGGCTGGCATCAACGATTTTCTTCAAGCGAGCAGACATCTGCATGTTTTCTTGAAGCTTGATGTCCTCAACCGTGTTCTTCCACCATTCGGTGGTTTTCCAGACACGGAGGGTAATTTCAGGAATGCCTAGCACTCGAGAGGTTAGGGCTAGGTTGCCAAGAAGCAACCAGCTTTGGACAGCCTCTATTTTCTGCTTGTCACTCCAGGAATGGTTGGAACCCGTGCTCAAAGCACGTTTCTTTGGGCTGCGCTTTTTCGCAGCAGGATTGTCTGATAAAGCCATGTGTTATCCTTCTGAACAGGAATGTGAAAGGCTTACAGAAAGTAAGCCGTCTATACTTAATATTATACCATAAATTTTACATCTTGTCAATAGATTTACAAAAAAAAATAAAAAATTTTTATTTGACAAAACAGGAATTGTATGATATACTATATATTATATTATATATATTATATTATTATTATATTATATATTTATTATATTATATTATTATATAACTTATACGTGCACGTATGTGCACACGCGCGTAGCGCTGAACATCCTGTTGTCGTAGACTTGCTGTCTACTCCGTTACATGCGAGGCCCTAGCCGAGCTGGGTATGCTGTTTAAATCGATTATAAGGGGCCTAGAAGGCCCTAACGCAAGGCTACCTAGGGTAGGGTAGCCAAGATATAAAAAACAGCTTTAAAGCCCTGTCTTAAATAAGCTATACCCCACCCCTTTTAAAAACTATATGTACCGTAGTAAACTGGGTTACGCACAATTCCATCCAGCCAAGTTTTCCCCCCACCCCCCCCTTCCATATGCTGAATGATGATGCCATGTTTGAAATTATGCATTTTAAATATAATCAAATACTTATATAAGCCCATAGCGATATTCTATGAGGTTTGCTTCACCGATAGCCCGCCTCAGATTTTCTTAGATTCTAAGATTGTAAACACGAATGATTCTCATTCTCACCCACTAGAATGTAAGTAATGCTTTAGTTTTAACCCTATAAAAACGAATACTTTTGTTTCTGAAACACACACCTATATACAACTATAGTGCTAACCTACCAGAAATGGTGTAATACTTTTGTTTCCTAAACGGAAACTAGATGAATACTTTAGTGTCGAAAGTGTCGGAAAACCGACAGTTAGTAAGTGCTCACTTGTCAAAAAACCGACACCAGTGTCAAAAAATTGACACCTTTTTGGAAACCAAAGTGTTACAAAATGAGCCAAAGTAATACTAAAGTAATATGGCACGGGGCTTGCTTACTATAAGGTATCAGAGAAAATCTTATTTAAGGGGCTAAAATTGAAAACAAAAGAATTCATTATCCTACTTGGCATAATCTTTGCTTATGTATTGGTGTCCGCATTGGATAACCTTAATTAAGGGATTCTTAGTTAAGAAAATCTTAGTTAAGAAATACTTAGATTCTAAGATAATGTCGAATCGCATGGCATGGTGTCATGCGGACGGCATTACATTGGAAATCTTGGAGATTTTATCATGGCATTTTATGACATTTCATTTAGTGATGATGCGGTAACATTTGTAAACACTAAGACAAATAAGGCGGAGAAATTCGAATTATTTGACCAAATGGCGGACATTGACGCTATCCGCATAGTTAATGGCGAGATTAAGGCGCGCGACAATGTTTCAAAGGCTAGTGTGTCTCTTTTGTCTCATTTGTTGGATTCTCCAAGGTTGGACGAATACAAGGGAAAAACCCCCATTAATGAACTAATCCCCAATGACCTAAAATCAGCCATTCGAGATATTGAAACCGAGTATTTGAAACCGATATTCTCAGCCCCTATGATTGAAAAGGGGAATAGCATGGCAACCATTGAAAAACAATGGCAATTATTTGCTAGTGGCTTGCGTGAAGGTGGCGGGTATGCCAACGCAAAATCACGGGTTATCAAATACTTTGCGCATATTGGTAAACTGCCACTGGCGGACAATGGGAAATGTCTCACTGTAGCCTCTATCGACAAGATTTTAGCGAATGAAATGGCGAAAGTAACCCCCGATATTAAGGGCGGTATTGCGGATAAACTGGTCAAATTGTCGCTAGAAATAGAGAATCGAAAAGAATCGACGGACTTAGGGGACTATGTCACTGCTATTGCATCTCTTAAGAGCATGCTTGCTACATATGAGGGATTGTATAGAGAATCATTAGAGAATCTTACAATGGCAATAGGCAATACAGACATTCAGACAATGGCACAATCGGCAATGTCCAAGGCTAAAGATACGGACATTATGACGATTGAAAAACTTAAGAATATCCAAGCAATAGAAAATGCACAAAAAGAGGGAAACGACGATTCTTTAGAATTGCGTGAAACCGAACTTATGGCACAATACAATAATGGATTCTTAGATGATTCTGAATTGTCCGAACTCTTATTAGAAATAGGCGTCGAATTAACTGCCCAATAAATTCTCTCTCATAATTAAGCCCGCCATTGTGCGGGCTTTTTTTGTTGCGTAACTTTTTAGTTACGCTTTTTTTGTGCCTAAAATTTGAGGTGTTGTATGGATGCAACAATAGCGGGTCTATCAACAAAGGTCTATCAACGGGCGTGGTGCAAGTGTGGTCAATCCATTGGCTCAGAACGATTTAACTTAGGATATCGTCTATGTCTAGTTTGTGGCGAAAAAGACGCAAAACAGCGTAAGTTTACAGTTGTGCCTATGCCTAAGAGTAACTACATCTTAGTTACAGACATGGCATTGTTGCGAGGTTTAAACAGTTCACATAAAGGGAATTCAGATGGTCTCTAATATTGAAGCAATGAAACAAATGGTTGAGGCATTGGAGATTGCCGCAGAAGGTGGCGGTGTTGATTTCTATGCATATGCCAAGGAAGGTCGCCAAGCCATCGCAGAGGCAGAGAAGCAAGAGCCTGTGAAGCGTGAGCCGCTGACGGATGAACAGATTAAACGTATTTGGGAATCTCTACCATTTTGCAATGGCGCATGGGAAACATTTGCTAGAGAAATCGAAGCCGCCCACGGCATTAAGGAATAAATATGGACTTTGATACTTTTGTATTTAAATTCGGGCTAACCATTGTGTTCAGCATCATCATTGCAATGAATGTCATTGGTTGTGTATTGGTAGGCTATGGAATAGGACATTTTCTATTATGACTAGGATATTAAACCCCAAGGCTAAAGAATCTCAACAACAAGAGTATGAGAAACAAAAAGCATGGCTTGAAGACCTAAATGCTGGTGAGAACCCTGTGGGTGCTCGCATTAAAATCTTACAATCTAACCTATGGCAAAGCATTAGTGACTTCTTGCCCGAAAAGAAACGTGCTGAGGTCTTAATGGCTTTACAAACAGTTTATCTGTCTAACAGCATAATCAATTTAAGTGAAGATAACATAGATAGGGCAATGACATGGGAAAAAACTCCCCAAGGTCATGAATATTGGGCTGATTTGCATAACACAACTTTGGAGAATGGACTATGAAAATAGTAAATGTTTATGTCAAGCGGAGTCGTTTGGTCGGTAAAAGTTATCATTATACGCTATTTGCACGCAACGCCCCGAGGGCATTTACCTACTTCAAGTGGGATAAACCTATTTCTATGCAAGCATTGTTTGAACTGTGAGGAAATATC